TAAATTGAAAGAAGCCAAAGAAAAGCTTGAAAAAGAAGGTCTTGACCTATTTAAAAAGTCAGCAGAATTCACGGCCAAAGAAAAAGCAATATTGAAAGAAATTGGCGTTTCAACTAATAACATTGTTGAAGGATCAATTGCGGCCCTTGAACAAAGTATTTCCCGCCTAAAAGAAAAATACAGAGACGCCGCTAATGATACAGACCGCAAAGCGTTATTGAAACAAATCAAAACGCAAGAATCCCTTCTCAATAAAATTGACCAAACGAGCAACAAGAAAGAAAAGGACCCCTACAAAGAAAGCCTTGAAAAACGCAAAAAGCTTTATCAACAATATTTAAAGTGGGTCAACTCCAATGATCCGGGCGTTAAGAAGGCGGCCGAATCTGAATTTGCTTCTTTGTTGAAAGAAGGGAAAACATATCTTGATTATCTCAAAAAACAAAGGGATCAATTAATGTCGCTTGATACAAGGACCGCCGATCAGAATAAAAAGCTGAAGACGCTGAATGATCAGATTGCCGAGGAATCAAAAAAAACGGTTCTTCAAAGTTTCGATGAAGCCCTAAAGAAGCAAATGAATTCCGCTACATCTATCGTTCAAATGCTTGATATTATCGCCCAAAAACGAAAGGAATTATCCGGCGACGGGTCCGATCTTGATAACGCTCAAAAAGATATTTTGGATAAAGCGGAAGAAGATGTCAACAAACAGGCACAGGAAGAAACAACCGAAATGCTTCGTTCTTATACTGAATATTTGGATCGTAAATTGTCAGCAGAAGTTCAATATCAAGATCAAATGACCTTATTACGCCGTAGGGCTACGGAAACACAAAACGCCGAAGAAAAGAAGCAAATTGAAAGCGCAATGTCCTTGTTATCCAAGATGCACGAAGCCGGGATACGAAGTTTTGATGAATTAGAAGATTTGAATAAAGAAGCGATCAACACCCTTGGATCATTTGAAGGCCGTCGCCTTGAAATAACGACGTATTACAACAAACTTATTGCCGCCGAACGGATCAAAGGCAATGAAACCGCCGCCAAGCAATTAGAAGGCCAACGAGACATGGAAATCCTTCAAGAAACAAAGCAATACAAGGATTTCTTTGGTAAAATACAAACATTGTCAATCAATACCTTTGAAGCTACACGAAAAGCATTGTTGAGCATGATGCAAGAAGCCTATAATTCCGGCAAATTGACATACGATCAGTATAAGGAACTGATTGACAAAATTAACAAACAAGCCGACTCCGCTTATCAAGGCCGGGGAATGGAATCTATATTCGGAAATTCCAAGGGGGGCGGCTTTATGAACATGATCTTTGGTGAAGGTGACTTTCAAACAAAGCTTGATAGTTTCAAGACCATATTTTCCGGGGCTAAAGGTGACATGGCCGATATTGCCGGGACGTCCGGGGAAGTTGCAGGAAATGCGGGAGAAGCACAAGGAGCAATGGAAGGGGCCGCCGGGGGTGCGGCCGGGGCCTTATCAATGGTTGATGCAATCATCACGGCGGTATATCAAACCTTGCAAGCCGTTTCCGGCACATTGCGAACTATTGCCGATTATCAAGATTCAATCGGTCATTCTGATGCGTCCGACAATCTACAAGATTGGGCCGACTGTATTGACGCCGTTAATGAAACGGCAATGTCCGGTTGGGAAAATCTGAAAAGTGGTAATGTCATGGGAGCGATCCAAGACACAATTTCAATGCCGTTCAAGCTATTGACAACGTTGAATCGTATTCACGACAAGCACATTGATAAGTCGATCAACAAACATGGTGACGCCGTGAAAGATTTGACGAACGCCTACAATCAACTATCTTGGGCCATTGACAAAGCCCTTGGCGGTGAAGTATATAAAAATCAGAAAGCCGCAATTCATAACATGGAAGCCCAACGGGAACACTTGCTTGAAATGAAACGCCTTGAAGAAGACAAGAAGAAGACAGACGGTGACAAGGTGCGTCAATATCAAGAACAATATGATCAATTAGGGCGTGACATTGAAGACATGTTGAAATCCATATCGGAAGACATTCTTCAAAGCAATGCAAAAGACTTTGCGGATCAATTGGGCGATGCTATCGTTGAAGCCTTCGGAAAAGGTGAAGACGCTGCAACGGCTTTCGGAGAAACGGCCGATTCAATAATGAAACAAGCCGTTTTGAATCAGTTGAAGAAAAACTTTCTTGAAAAGCAACTTCAAGGTGCGCTTGACGGTCTTGAAAAGTCAATGGGGTATTGGAACGGTGATACGTTTGTTTTTGACGGTTTGACCCCGGAAGAACAAGCACGCTTCAAAAATCAAATTTCTTCCATTGGGAAAAACTTCACGCAAGCCCTTGGAGTGTACGAAGACCTTTTCAAAGACCTAAAAGACGAAATATCGGAACCGGACACGACGTTGCAAGGTGGTATTCAAGGCGTTTCGGAAGAAACCGCAAGCATTGTCGCCGGACAAATGAACGCAATGCGAATCAATCAAATGGAATCAATCAACATTCTTCGCCAACAATTGATCGCACTAAATAGGGTTGCTTTAAATACGTCGTACAACGTTCACCTTTCCAAATTGACACAAATCGTTGACTTACTAAAAGGTGACAGGCAATCAGATTCTTTGCGTGCAATGGGTTTATCTTAAAGTATATCACAGTAATATATTAAGTTATGAAAATAGGAAAAGAACTTGCTTTGATAGCAAAAAAGAAAGGGATTTGTCAAGAATGGTTTGACCAAATGAAAACGCTTGACGATAAAGACCGATTACTTGAAATGTATGTTCGTGGAATTGACTTTTGTCTTTCAAATGATTTCCCTACGAATGACTATATCCGTGAAAATTTCATTGGCAGAATGGAAGAATACGGGGTGCACCTTGATGAATCATTAAACACGGCCAATGATCGCCGTGTTGTCGCCCTTGGCCGTTGTATTGGCCGGGTCGAAATCAACAACTTTGGTGTATCTGAAATCTTTGTGAAACATGAATCAGACTTGATCATTATTGCAAAGGGAAATTCATTTGTCATGATCGACATGTTTGACGATTCTAAACTTCATGTAATCGCTTCGGCCGATTCAAAAGTATGCGTAAACCATTACGGCGGTACTTTGAAGACAGAATCTTCAGAAAGGGCCGTGATCAAAGTTATTGAAAAACACAAAAAAACTTACTAAAATGGCAAATACAAAGAATGTTATTTTGAATTTACCTTTCGATGAATCGGACGGTTCGTTGATCGCTTATGACTATTCGGCCAATCGTGCGGACGGCATTGTGTCCGGTGCAAAGTTTGTTTCCGGTAAGATTGGAAATGCAATTCAGTTTTCCGGCAAAGACACATGTAAGATTTCTAAAAACGTATTGAATCTTTCGGGCGAATTTTCAATCTTATGTTGGGTCAATCCAATGTCGATTGAAGCGGGAAGCCCTTCAAAAGTTATTTGGCTTCTTGCCTTTGACGGCATTGATCAATATTCCGAAATCCCGATTGAATTATCATGCGGCAATTGGGTTTCCGTTGCTATGACCAAAAGGGGGACGCAATACAATTTCTATGTAAATACCGCACTTGTGAAGACAATAAACCGTTCCGGCACATTGTTAGGCGTCTCATTGAATCAAGATTATTTCGGGGGTGAATATGGGAAAGGTTGTGTTGACGACATGAAGCTTTATAATATTGCCCTTTCCCAAGAAGACTTGATCGAAGAAATGTCAAATGTCAAACAATTGACATATTACATTGACGGTGTTGATCTGAAAGAATACGGCGTATATGTTTCCGGTTCCGACGGGTTGACAGATCGGCCAAAAATGAAATCCCCGATGTCCGTATCATGGGACAACTATCACGGAACATGCGTTGATCTGAATCACAAGTTTTACGAAAGTCGGGAAATCACCTTGTCTTGCTTTATTAAAGCCGTAGAAGGGAAAGGCGACTTTGCAAGTAAAGTGAACCGCTTTTTCCAAATCTTCGACAAAGCGGGCACACACCGCCTTATGGTTGATATTCACCCAACAAAACCGCTTGTCTATGAAGTATATTCAGAAGATGCAATCGCAATCAAAAAGACTTGGGATGATAGTTTAATGATAGGAACTTTCACTTTGAAATTGAAGGAGCCGTCCCCGGTAAAAAAAGTACTAAAGTTTATTCGTGTCGGAGAATCAACGCAAAATTGCTCTATCAAAATCACAACAACAAAGCTTGTTGACATCTATTGGGGTGACGGTGAAGTTCAGACAGACATTTACGGCGAAGACTTGGTTGTCAATCATACATTCAAGTCAAACGGTGATTACTACATCATTGTAGCCGGGTGTATTGACGAAATTGAAAAATTTGAAACAAATGCAATTGTAGTATGGAACAAATTATAATTATTCGGCGTGACGGTTCACGGGTTCCCCTTCAAAACAGGGGAACCACAACACGAATTTCAAGCGCAAAACAAAAGGTCGAATTATTGGGGGCCGACACTGTTGATATAACGGTTCAATCTCCTTTCCCACAAGCATACGAAATTGGTGACAGGATTGAAATATTCGGCCGAAGATATACGTTGAATGTGTTGCCTAAAGTCAAAAAAGAATCGGCATATAACTTTCAATATGACTTGCAATTTGAAGGCGTGCAATATGACCTTGCCCGTGCTTCTTATGATGTCACAATTGACACAACAGGTGTTGACGTTCAAGGGGATTCATTGACAGGTGATTTACGCCGTTTCATGCAAGTGTTAATTGCCAATATATCCCGAATATTTCCCGGAAAATGGGTTCTTGGTTCTTGTCCGGACACAGACACAAAGACATTGACTTTCGGAGATTCCGACAATTGCCTTTCAGTACTTCAAAATGTTTGTGACGAATACGGGCTTGAATTTGAGATTATCCAATCGGCAAACGGTGTATGTACAATAAACATCACCAATGTAGGAAAGACTTTCCCTTTCACTTTCAAATATGGAAAAGGATTGGGAATCTACGAATTGACAAGGGAAAAGGTGTCTTCCTCAAACATAGTCACCCGATTAAAATGCTACGGATCAACTAAAAATATAACATCAAAATACCGTTGCACAAAACTTTGTCTTCCCAATAAAACCAAGGCACAAAGTTTTCTTGAAGATGCCAAAGCAATTGCGCAATATGGTATTTGGGAAAACACAAAGAACTTTGATGATATTTACCCACACCGCACCGGAACAATATCAGCCTTGGGGGACAGTGTTTTAAAGTTTTCCGATTCTACAATGTTCAACTTGAATGAAACTGAATCAGACGGGAAAACAACAAAATACTTATTGAACGGGGTGTCGGCAAAGGTACATTTCAATACGGGGAATTTGGCCGGATATGAATTTGAAATTCATGCTTATGATCACGCAACGCATACCTTCACGCTAAAAAAAATAACCGATAACAGGGATATGTCTTTCCCTTCCGAAACATCTTCCGCATTTCAATTCGGAATAGGTGACGAATATGTGTTGATTGACATTGCTTTGCCACAATCATACATTGACGAAGCCGAAAAAAAGTTGTTAGAAGCCGGAACAAAATTTCTTCAGCAGAATTGCCAACCAAAGGTGCAATACTCATTGACACTTGACGAATTCTTTTTAAAAAGTATTGCGGGCCTTGGTACAACATCGAACGCAATTTGGGTTGGTGATTATATCCCGGTGATTGATACGGACATAGACGTTGATAAATCTATCCGTGTCAAATCATTCACAAGGGATTTGATCGACGAATACAAATACACTTTGACAATTGCAGATGTTTCGGTTGAAAGGTCAACATATACCCGTGTTATATCGGATTTGATTGACATTGACAAAATATTGACTATCAATAATTTGAAAGACCCTGCAAAGGCCCGTCGTGATTGGTTATCAGCGCAAGAAGTTTTAAATATGGTCTTTGATCCCGAAGGTGATTATTACACTGATAAGATCAAGCCCAATTCGGTTGATACTTTGATGTTGTCAGTTGGCGCAAAATCAATGCAATTTGGATTGGTTGGAACCGTATTTCAGCCAAATTTCAATGGAAATAAAAACCTTATGCGGGTAAAAGGCGGTATTTTGACGCATTATGCTATTGAAGAAATGCCCCGTTCTTGGACCTTATCGGACGGGGACACAACCTTCTTGTCTGATTCACAAGCTTATTATATTTATGCGAAAGTCTTGAAACAAGGAAATACCGGAACAATAGTTTTCACACCGCAACAAATTGGCGTTGAAGAAGATGCAATGAATTATCATTTTTGGATCGGAGTTGTTAATTCGGTAGATACAATGTTACATGTCCGGTCCGTTTCCTTGACCTATGGTTTTACAACCGTCAACGGAAGATTTATCAAAACAGGACGTATTCAATCGCCCGACGGAAGCACATATTTTGATCTCGACGCCGGGGAAATTGGCGGGAAGATCGTGTTTGATTCAAACGGCCAAGAAAAAACGCTTGAAGAATTAGGGCAAGAATCCCTTGACGCAAAGAATTATATCGACAACACTTTGCCGGGCATATTGAATGATTTGCGGGCACAACTTGACGGGCAAATTGAACAATTCTTTTATGAATACGATCCAACGACAAGCAATATTCCGGCCAAAGAATGGACAACGACAACCTTGAAAGAAAACCATTTGGGGGACTTGTTTTATAATACCGAAACCGGAAAAGTTTTTCGTTGGGTAAAAGAAGGAACGGTTTATAAATGGAAAGAACTTCAAGATTCAGAAGTTGCAAACGCCTTGGCCCTTGCCAATGATGCCCTTGCATTAGCACGGGAAAAAAGAAGAATATTCACTTCTACACCAATCCCGCCGTATGAAGTCGGGGACCTATGGGTCCAAGGTGCTTCGGGGGATATTATGCGTTGTAAAACGAATCGTTTGTCCGGTTCATATACTTCAAGCGATTGGGAAAAGGCATCAAAATACACTTCGGATGCCGCTTTGACGGCCTTCATAAACGGAGTATTCGCCAATACTGTTGAAGACTTCACGAATCAAATTGACGGAAAGATCGAATCTTGGTTTCAAGAATCAGACCCCGCAACAACTTGGACAACCGTTGAAAGTCAAGTGAAGCATGTTGGTGACACATGGTACACCCCGACGGATAAGAAATTGTATTTCTATGTGAAAGGAAACGTTTCTCAATTTAAAAATGTCATTAGCAAAAACGGGATTCATTTTTGGAAAAAAGGAACCGCACCAACGATCAGTAATGCACCCGCTTCAAGTTGGAACACTTCTACATTGAAAGAAGCACATGTAAGTGATTTATATTATAATACCGCCGCAAAGAAGCTATATATTTATAGCAAAAAAGTTGAGTATGACAACAACGGAAACCCTATAATTTCTTACTATTGGAATGAAAAGGACGACGAAAACTTGTTGTTTGTTTCTGCAAAGGTTGTTAGTTATTTGGCCGACGGTGTAACCCTTTTTATCAATACGCCAAACACTTATACAATCGGGGATTGCTTCATTCAAGACTTGTATATAAAAATAGCTAACACAACAAGGACAACCGGAAGTTATAATTCTTCAGAATGGACAACCAAAACGAATGTTCTATACTATTGGCAAAGGAGCGTTGATCAAACAGCCTTGGACGCATACGAAGCAGCAAGTAAAGCACAAGACACCGCCGACGGCAAACGTCGTGTCTTCGTCTCAACGCCATACGCCCCGTATGACATTGGCGATTTGTGGGTAAATGGAGCCGATTTGCGGCGATGCCAAACCGCAAAAGTTGTTGGACAATCATATAGCATCAACGATTGGGTCATTGCCGTGAATTATGACAATACAAAAACAGTCATTGACGGGGGTATTGTCACTTCCGGCACGGTACAACTTGCAGGATCGGGCGGTTCTATCCTTGCAGGAATAACAGGCGAAGGAACGGAAGCTTCTTCGGTTCGTTTTTGGGCCGGGGCTTCAAAAGAGAATAGAAATACGGCCCCTTTCCGTGTTTTACAAGACGGATCAATAATTGCATCAAAAGCAACAATTGAAGGCATTATCAAGGCAATATCCGGCAGCATTGGCGGTTTTGAAATCGGGCAAGGAAGAATCGGTGTTTCTGAATCTTCTGAAATGGAAGGCAAATACAATGGTCTTGCATTGTTATCCGATTTTATAAAATTCTCAAAAACCAATTTGTGGGCCGGAATAGGCGCAAACGTGTTCCCCGCATCAAGTGGATTAATGGGTCTTGGCCGTTTTGAATATTCGGGAAGTTCATATAATAGTGGAATTGGTTTATATACAAAATTTAGACCAAGGAATAATTCATCTTGGTACACCCAAAGGGCTTTGCAAGTAGACGGAAATTCTTTCTCAATTGGGGGTAATGCACATTTTGACGACACTTATCACGGTGAAGCATATACCGACATCATTGAAGAATATATCGGTATAACGAACAACTTCTTCTTCGGTTCAATTGGGGCCGCATATAGAAATGTAAGATTACCCGGACGGGCATATATGAATAGAACCGTCTCTGAATTATCGGGCAAGGACATATCATTCTTGCTTTATATTCAAATTGGTTGGTTGGGAAACAGCAATCGAATAAAACTTTCCGGTTGTGACGACGGCGTATTAGTAGATAATAACGCCGAACGCATAAACGGCGGGAATGGTTGGCTTGACATGGCACAAGGCGACAGTTTGGTTTTAAGGTATTGCAATGGCCATTATTATACAGTAAGATATGGTACTTAAAAATTAAAATTATGGAATTAGCAAAAATTGATAACGAAGGAATGATTGATGTTCGGTTTTGTGATCCGAACAACGGTGTAAAAATGGCGAATTTGAGAAATGCCGGGTTTCTCAATCTTGTTTCGTCGATACAACCAACCGTTCAAGACGGTGAAGTTGCCGTTGATTCCTACAAAGAAGAAAACGGAAAACTTGTACAATATTGGGAAGTGAAGGTTGATTCGGTTTATACTCAAAAGAAGATTGATAATTTGAAAGAAGTATTATCGTCTTCAGATTATAAAGTGATCAAATGCCAAGAAGCTTCTTTGATTGGTGAACAAATGCCCTATGATGTTGACGAATTACACAAAGAACGTCAATCAATTAGAGATGAAATCAACCGTCTTGAATCGTTGATCTAAGCGGGAAACTTACGCTTTTTTTATTCAACAATATATCACAGTGATATAATACAACCTATTTTTGAACTAAAATTTTCAACTTATGAACACAAGAAGTGGTGAAATGGTAAGTCCGCAAGTTGCCAAGCTTGGCAATATTGAAGGGTTGCAAGATAGCAACTTTTCATTGCCGGACGGTCAAGCCTTCCTTTTAAAGAATGAAGGAAATGAAGACGTCTATCTTGAAGTTACGCCCGCCGGAATGGACGACGGGACCTTCATTGAAACAAGGCTTTATCCGGGTTGGAACCCGGAAATTATAAAGGCAGTGAAGCAAACTTCATTGTCAAATGTCAAACTTAAATGGGGCTATTGATATGGGAATCTTAATTGGAATCGGGGGAACGGAACCAAAATTCCCCTATAATTACTTTTATGGGATCGAATGGGACACAAATGTTGCCGATTCCGCTTGTACTCGTTTAGGCAGACCGGAACTTCATGTTTCATTGCCTATTCAATCACTTATGCGCCGTTGCATCTTGAATGATGCCGGAAACGTGGTTTATTATCTTCATGCCAATGATTCGACTAAACGTGACAACGGTGCGGCGGCTGATCTGACGGGGGCAACCGGGCAAGTCATGGTCGAAATACCGGAACACTATGTCCGCTTTGAAATGGAAGGAACTAAACGCCGTTGTTTGATGTCAATATACGCTTTGCCCGGATTTAGACGCATCCCGAAAATGTATATTTCAGCGTATGAAGCCGCCCTTCAACGTTCGACATTGAAATTGTCTTCAGTTGTCAACACTTCAGCCGATTACAGGGGCGGGGGAAATCAAACGGCTTGGGACGAACTAAGCAAAACGCAATTAGGACGTCCCGCAACTGCAATCAGTTTAACCAACTTCAGAAAGTACGCCCGAAATCGTGGATCAGTCAATTGGAATTGCGACACATACTTCGTGCAACGTGTGTTGTATTGGTTGCGTGCCGTTGAGTATGCAAACTTTAATTGCCAATTAGCGTTCAATGCGCAACCAACTTCGGAAGGATACAAGCAAGGCGGCTTGGGTGCGGGAGTTACTACGGTAAACAGTACGAAATGGAGCAATTTTACAGGTTATTATCCGCTTCTTCCTTGCGGTGTAACCAATTCATTAGGTAATGCAACCGGAGTTGTCAATTACAACTTACCGCAAGATTATGACACTACGATCTTGACCGTTGGTGTTCCTTCTTATCGTGGAATAGAAAATCCATTCGGTCATATTTGGTCATGGGTTGACGGTTGTAAATGCCGTATCCAATCAGAAACCGACGGGGGATTATCTGAATTTTACGCTTGTGAGGACCCGCAATATTTCCAAGATACAAACTATAATAACTATGAATTACGGGGCGTATTGCCACGCAAAGAAGGTTATATCAAGGAAATGATTATCGGTGAATATGGTGAATTCATGCCGCTTGCAGTTGGGGCCGGATCGACGACATATTTTTCAGATTATTTCTATACAAATATTCCGGCTTCCGGTGAAGCTCAAAGGGGTGTGTTGTTCGGCGGTTCTTCGATTTATGGTGCGAGTGCGGGTGTCGGCTTCTCGTCTACGAATTCTACGGCGTCGGCTGCGCATGCGCATATCGGTTCTCGGCTTTGCTTTTTACCGGGCGTGTAAC